CTCAAATGGTTCGTCGCCGTACTCGTTCGCCTCTTCCCGGTCCTCTCGGCTGACTATCGTGACCGGCGGCGGCGTCGCATCAACCCGAAGCAGCAATGCCCGGCTTGTGGCGCTATCGAGCGCCAGGATGTCAGGTGGGAGCCGGTTCAGAAGATGGTTATAGTCAACTGCGTCATCTGCGATGCGGCGTGGGGATTCGCGCCCGTCGTCAAAGTTGAGAAGTGGCAGAAGCCGAAGACGGAGGAAAGCTGATGGCCGGATTCTTCAAGCAAGTCGCCGCCGCGCTCTCGCCGATCTTCCGGCCCGCCGGGACGACGATCAACGGCATCGAGACGGGCGACTTCGCGAGTCCGCAGCAGCCGATCCGCCCGATTATGCCGCCGGGTATCGGTATCCGTCAGTGGGACCTCACGCCCGGATTGAACCTTCAATTCACGCCGCGCGGCGATACCGCGGTCAACTTCGCGCAGTTGCGCAACGTGGCGAACTCGTTCGATATTTGCCGCTTGATGATCGAGACGCGGAAAGATCAGATCGTCAACCGCCCGTGGACGATTCGCGTCAAGCCGGTCGAGAGTGAGACGAACAAGCAGCGCGTCGCTCGTGGCGCGAGTAATCCGAACGTCGCGAAGGCGACCGAGATACTGAAGCGCCCGGACGGTATCCGCCCCTTCCCACTCTGGTTGCGGATGTGGCTCGATCAACTTCTCGTCTTCGATGCGCCGTGTATCTATCCGGCGCGCAATGTGCTCGGCGACGTCATGGACGGCGGCCTACGGATTATCAGCGGCGCAACGATCACGCCGTTGGTTGACGAACAGGGCTGTATTCCGCGTCCTCCGAACCCGGCGTATCAGCAGATTATCCTTGGGCTTCCTTCGTCAAACCTGATGGGCATTTCGGCTGCTAAGGGCAAGGAGTATACCGCCGCACAACTGATCTACTCGCCGCGTAACCCGCGATGTGATTCGCGTTGGGGATTCGGACCGGTCGAGCAGATCATCAACACGCTCGCGATTGCGTCGAACTGGCAGCAGAGCGTCAAGCTCGGCTTCACTTCCGGCAACGTGCCCGAAGGCTTGATGCCGATGCCCGAATCGTGGACGATGGCTCAGATCAAAGACTTTCAGAACTGGTTCGACGGATTGCTTGCCGGTAACCTTGCGAAGAAGCGGCGCATGATCGCCGTGCCGGACTCGAAGCGGCCAGCACAATTCTCGAAACAAGACTTCCTGATTGATCCGACGATCAACGAATATCTGATCCGCGTCGTTGCGTTCGCATTCTCCGTGACGCCGCAGAATCTTCTGAAGCAAGTCAACAAGGCGACGGCGAAAGAATCCAGCGACGTTGCGCAGATCGAAGGGCTGGAACCATATCTGAAGCACGTCGAGACGACGATCAACATGGACGTGCTCGAAGGCGTCTACGGGATCACGGACGTTGAGTTTGCGTATGAAGATGAGCGCGAGATGGACCCGGTGAAACAGAACCAGGCCGATGACGTTGCGCTCAAGAATGCATCGAAGACGATCAACGAAGTGCGCGAAGCGCGCGGCGACGATCCTGACCCGAACCCGGCTTGCTCTGTCGCACACGTCTACACGCCTACGGGCGCGGTGCCGTTCGGGCAGACGGTGACGCCCGCGGCGGACGGCGACGGCGGAGATACGCCGCCAAAGCCTGCGGCGAAGGTGCGGAAGAAAGCCGTACACGCGATCAAGGGCGGCGCGATGACGCCAACGAGCCGGTACGCGGCTGGGCGGTTCGCCCAGGTTGCCTCGGCAGGGCTGAAGAAGCTCGGCAAGATTGCGGCGAAGCTTGGCGCGGCGGAGTTTGCGAAGGTTATCAAGGTGAGGAAGTCGGACGAAGACCCAACGCCGGCGGAGGTTGACCGCGTACTCGCCGCGATCGAACTCGATTGGGAACCGTTCGGCAAGGATGTAACGCCTGCGCTTCGCGATGCGGCGCTCTCGGGTGTTCAGCAGGGAACGGAACAAGTCTACGCGGCATCGCGTGGCGCAGGCACGGACTACGTTCAGGCGGCGAAGAGTCACGCGCTGGCGTACGCGGAAGATCGCGGTGCCGAGATGGTCGGCATGAAGCGCACGGAAGATGGTTCGTTCATTGAGAACCCGGATGCGCGGTGGGCTATCGACGAGCCTACGCGGAACGGTCTGCGCTCGAAGATCGAGCAGGCGTTTACGGACAAATGGAGTCCGGCGAAACTATCCGACGAGATCGAGAACGCCTTCGACTTCTCGGAAGAGCGCGCGGATATGATTGCGAAGTCGGAGATTACGCAGGCACAGTCCTACGGTAATCTTTCAAGCTGGATAAAGTCTGGCGTCATACTCACGGAAGCGTGGCAGACAAGCGCGGACCACGACCATGACGATGAGTGCGACGACTACGAAGATGAAGGCGAAGTTCCCGTAGGGCACCAGTTCGCTCCTGGAATATTCGCACCGGGGGCGCATCCTGGCTGTGAATGCGGACTCGTAATTCGGAAAGTGAAGGAGTAGCGATGAAAAAGCAGATCGGTTTGTTCTTCGGCGCGGTTACACTTGCGGCAATATTCGGCTTATTCTTGAGCCTGACCGACCGCCCCTCGACCGTCTCGGCGCAGAGCGGTTCATCGTGTTCCGGGCCGTATATTCAGACCGGCACCGGCCAGAACTGCGTCTTTGGACTTGGCCCTGGCTCCATCGCTTCGCCGTCAACTACCGCGCCGATTATCAACGGCACGGCGGCGGCGGGAACGAGCGCGGCCTACTCGCGCGGCGATCATATTCACCCCACCGATACAACGCGCCTTCCGGTCAACAATCCGGCCGCAGTTGGCGTGGTTGCGATTGCGGCTGTCGCGAATCCTTCCGCTCCGACAGTGACACCGACATGCGCGGGATCGTGCAGTGCGGCGTGGGCCTATGAGGTCGTCTATAACGGCGCGGTTGGGAGTACGGTATCGGCTACCAGCGCGGATGGTGTAGCGAACAATGCGACGACGCTCGACGTGACGCACTACAACACAATCACATCGCCAACATGCCCGGCGGGCGTCTCCACCTATAGCGTCTATCGCACAGAGGTTGAGACTAGCCCCAGTACCGTCGGAAAGATTACAGCATCGCCCGTCGCTTGCGGAGCGAATGTGGTCGATAACGGACTCGCCGGCAATAGTGCGAGCGCGCCAACGGTCAACACAACGGGCGGGATATTCGCGCCGAACATGAAAGCGACAACGAATCCGTACTTCGTCTGCGTCGATATCAGCGGCAACATCTACAGCAGCGCCACGGCCTGCTACACGCCGCCGAGCTAGGGAGAGAGATGGCAGCCAAGAAACTGTTCCGCGCCGTAACCGTTGCTCCCGCATTCGTAGAGGATGAGGTGTCGAAGTTCTTCGTTGACGGCTACGACCTGACGCACATGGCAGCGACGCTGACGGGAACGGGTAACGGAGGCGGCGTGATGGTGGTGCTGGTATTCAAACTCCGCGCATCGGCTCAGACCGCAACCGTAGCGGAACCGACGCGCTCGGTTCCGATGCCACAACTAGCGCAGCGCGGAGGATACCGGCGATGACGGATCAACCCCTGACCCCGATGGAACCGATTGCGAATCTCGTTTTCAACCGCGACGGCACGATTGACGAGGCGCAACTCGAAGGCTTGCCGGAAGAGGTACGGGCGCGCGTAACCGCGCCGGAGTTTATCGAGCGGGCGCGCCGTGCGATTCGCGAACAGTTGCGAACGTATGAGAAGACCGGACGGCGAGAATCGCGCCTGCGCTGCGCGTTCTTTCATCCGGCGACGAAGAAGCCGATCCGCCATGCACCGCGCCCGGAACTTAGCGGGCGTCAACTCGCCAAGGCGCGGAAACTCGCCCATCGTATCGTGAAAGCCGGAGGCTCGCTATGAAGTTCACTAAGTTCATCCCGCTACTGAAGATGGAAGAGTCTAGTGATGGTTCGCTCAACGTCTTCGGTATCGTCACCGCCGAACAGCCCGACCTCGATAACGAAGTCTGCGACTACGCCGGGACGAAGCCATACTATAAGGCGAAGACGGCGGAGATGCTCAAACTGACGAGCGCGGTCGAAGGGATGGAACCTTCGATGATGCCGCTGCGCGAGATGCACCAACTCGTCGCCATCGGCGCGGGCCGATCTATCGAGTTTGACGACGCGGCGAAGACGATCAAGATGGGATTCAACGTTGTTGACCCCGTCGCCGTGACGAAGTTCAAGAAGGGCGTTCTACTCGGCTTCTCCCAGGGCGGCGCATACGTCGGCGACCTCACTGCTGATCCCGTCTTCGACGGCTGCATGCGGTATGTCGCCGACCCCGCCGAAGTGAGCGCGGTCGATTCGCCATGCCTGCCCTCGGCGCTGGTCGAGTCTATGAAGGGCCGCACGGTCCCATTGATGAAGGCAAACGGCACGACGGAGGATGTGGCGATGAAGACGGACGTGGATCGGCTGGCGCAACTGGAGAAACAGGTGAAGGATTTGATCGAAGCCGCGAAGCCGAAGCCGCGCGAACTCACCGACGCGGAGAAAGCCGCGATCACGCGTGTCGCCGCGAAAGCCGTCACCAAGCGCGGCAACGATCTCGCGAAAGATATGTATTCGGTCGGATGGCTGGCTTCGATGCTCGAAGACCTCCACTGGCTGTGCCTACAGACCGAGTTTGAACGCGACGTGGAAGATGACGGCTCGAAGGTGCCGGAGAATCTCCGCGAAGCGTGGATGATGTTGTTGGCTGAGTTCAAGGCTATGGCCATTGAAGAGGCTGACGAGTTAGCCGCCGCTGGCGGGGAAGGAGCACATAAAGCAATGAAAATCACCACGCAGAAACAGCTCACGAAGGCGGCGAAGACTCTCGAAGAGCACATCGGGAAGCTGCAGGAAGTTCACAAGACGGCAGGCGAGCACATGAAGAAGGCTCACGAGGCGGTCGAGGCCAAGCACGAGCAGGTCGGCGAGCACATCGAGAAGTGCATGAAGGCCGCCAAGGACGCAGCCGAAGGCGATGAGCCCGAGGAAGCGGAGAAGGCAGCGAAGGCCCAGGCCGATCCCGCCGTCGCGAAGAAACTCGACGATCTGGAGAAGTCGATTGCCGCTCTGACGGAGAAGTTCTCGAAGACTCCGGCCGCTGGCGCACCTCATACCGGCGCAGGCGTTGACCTTTCAAAGACGGCTGCAACTCCCGAAGGGCTCGAGGCCATCGTCAACACGTGCCCGGTCGTCACGCACTAGCTTTCCGCTCGCCACTCCGTACGCGCGGCTGTCACCGCGCTCAACAGTAACCCAAGCCGCCGGGTATAGGGAGAAAAGCAATGAATCCGAGCGGACGCATTGACCAGCAAACGTATCTGGCGCTCTATCAGAAGACCGATATGAGCGCCGTGAAAGCCTTCGTCGCAAAGCATGGACTGAAGGCATGGCACGCCGTCGTCAAGACCCAGGGTATGAACCTGGCGAAGGACGCGACGACTCAGGGCGTAACGACCGGCCTGGGCCTCAACTTCGTCGATCTGCGCGCACCGAGCTACATGCTCGATCCGCAGTTCACGCACATCTTCAACACGATGTCGCGCTGGTCGAAGGTCAACGCCGGCTACGGTGTCCAGCCGACCTGGAAGGCCGTGACCAGCATCGACGCGACGAACACCTTCCCCGGCATCTCGGAAGGCAACATCAACGCCTACTCCAGCTTCACGGAGAAGGACTATTCGGCCCCGTACGTCAGCTTCGGAACCGATGACTTCGTGACCTACGAAGGAATCTCGGCCTCGGAAGGTTACGAAGACGCACTCGGCGACGCGAAGATGTGGCAGTTGCTCCGCATGCGCCGCATGCTTGAGCGGACGTACCTCGGCGGCGTCGCCAGCGTTGGCGGCTCCGGCACCCCGCTCGCTCTCGGCACAACCGCGACCCCGACCGGCGCGCTGACCGCACTCGGCGGAACTCCGACGGCGCTTTTGCCGACCGGAAGCTACGCCTCGGCCTACTGCGTCGCGCTCGCATATCGCGCGGTCGTGGCATCCAACAATACGCTGGCGGCTGGCATCGTGACGCAGTACGGACGCGTCTCGGCTGACGGCTCGGCGACGGACACGATCAACGGCGGCACAGCCATCATCTCGGCGACGTTCTCGAACGTCGTTGGGCCGACGACCAGCCCGCTGCCGAACATCCTCTTCCAGGTCGCGCCGAAGGCCGGCGCATGGGGTTACGCCTGGTTCGTGGAGACGAATACCTCGTCTTCGTTCTCGCCGGCGGCTGCCTCCAGCTACCTGACGGCGACCAACGCGGCAGGGCAGTTCTTCTCGTCCGCATCGGCGTTCGTCTACAACGGGCAGGCAAAGGGAACGCAGACCGCTGCCTACGCCGGGACCGGGGGCTATTACGGCTTCGCGCACGACAACAGCGTGAACGCTCTCGACACGGACGGACTCCTCACCATCGCCAGCAACAGCAACTACACGACCGGCCTTCCGACGGCGAGCTATCCGGCGGGAACGGGCGTGACGGTACTGGCGGGCGGCGCGGATCTCCACGGCGCAGGCTTGACGAACGGCGGCTCGGTCGGAACGATCACCGAGATCGACCGGCTCTTGTTCGCGCTTCAGACGGCAACGCTGACGTCGCCGACGGCCATTTACCTCTCGACCGATCTAGTGGGCTGCTTCCGCAGTGCCTTCCTCGTCGGCGCGACCGGCTCGCCGCAGGCAAATTTCTTCTTCCCGAACGGTGCGCGGGCGGAAGACGGTCTGGCCATCAACACGCACATCGCGGACTACTGCAACGTCTTCGCCACGAATGGGCAGGCGTTCATCCCCGTCATGCAGCATCCGTACCTCCCGGCTGGCACCGTGCTGTTGGATTGCGCCAATCTGGGCGAGCAGTACTCGAACAGCCGCATGGGAGAGACGCGCGGAGTCTTCGTGCGCCGCGATCTCTACGGCATCGAGTTCGCGCAGAACACCCGCAAGTACCCCTTCGGCGTCTTCTCCGAAGAGGTGTTCGCTCACAAGGCGCCAAACACCATCGGCTACCTGAAGAGCGTCGGCGCGTTCGGCACAGCGGCGCTGTTCTAGACCACAACCCGAGATGGGGGGCAGTGCGGCATCTACCGGCGCGGCGCTGCCCTCCGCCGGGGTTCTGACAGCGGACCCCGGCACCTATTTCGCACGACGAGAAAGAGAACGAATGACGCCAGCGGCATACCTTCGAGCGCCGGAGATCGTCGTCATCCAACGGTGCAAGAAGACCGCGTGGCCGTCGCGTCAGACGGCGCAGCAGATAGCGAAAGACGCAACTAAGTCGGCGACACGGAAACTGTTGACGACGGAGCAGGGCGCGGGCGTGATATGCGCCTACAAATGTAAGGTTTGTAAACAGTGGCACGTCGGGCATCGCCGGACGCAGGGGAGCGGATATGAACCCGATTGATCTGACGACCGTTGCCGCTGTAACTGCGTGGCTGAATCAATCGAGCGGACTCGACGCCGCGCTGCTCGGGCCAGCAATTACCGGATATTCGGCGTTCATCCTGACGAAGACCGGGCGACCATTCCTCTCCGGCGTCGCCTCGTATACGGAGCGGTACGACGGCAACGGGAGCGCCCTGATCCAGCTTCGCAACTACCCGATCCTCGCCGTCGCCGCGCTCTCGGTATCTGGGACTACGATCTACGCGACGCCGGACTACATTCAGCCGGGATTCGCAATCGACCAATCAGGGTCGAAGGCGGCGCTGGTTCTTATCGGCGCAAACGCGAACGGCGGCGGGCGCAGCGGAATATGCGGCGGATCGCCGTGGGGCGAAGGCGGCGCGGGATGGCCCGGCTCGGTGGGCGGTGGTAATCGCTTCTGGGAAGGACGCCAGAACGTCGCCGTCAGCTACACCGCCGGATACACGGCTACGGCCTATGGCGAGGCGGGCACGGTTCCGGCGACGGGGCCGTATACGATCAAAGTCGCTCAGGCGGCGACATTCTATGCCGACGTAAGCGTTACAACCGCTGCTGGCGCGTCGCTAGCGGGGCAGTACAGCGTTTCCAACGGCACATACACATTCAACAGCGCGCTACGCGGTTCGGGCGTGCTGATCAGCTACCAGTACGGTGCGCCGCCCGCCGATCTCGCGCAGGCCGTGACGGAGATCATCGCCGAGCGGTATCGGACGCGCGGCTGGATCGGCTTGCGGTCGGTAGCTCAGCCCGGCGTCGGGACGACCAGCTATGCGTCGTGGGCGATGTCTCCGGCCAACCAGATGATCGTTGACAGCTACCGGACGAGGTTCATCGTATGAGAGAGTTCCTGTATATATTCCTTGCCGCTTTCTTTTGGTTGATTCTTGCGCGTGTTCTGTATATAGCGATTGAGAGGCCGCACCAATGATTGCCTCGCTGCGCTTTACGCCGTCGCTCGAACGGTACGGCGAGCGGTTGCGCGAGAAGCCTGCCGCGCTCGATGCCGCTATCGAGACGAAGATCAATTCGCTCGCGGCGCGTCTTCTGGCGCGGATTCAAGTGAAGCTATCGGGCGAGGTTCTACACCAGCGAACGGGCGTGCTGCTCCGCTCGGTCGAGATGCAGGCGGCGGCGTGGGCTGGTTCCGTCTGCGGTTCTACGGTTGGCATACCGGACGGCTCGCCGTCGTGGACCTACGCGATCGTTCATGAGATGGGCGGGCTCGGCTACTACGATATCGTTCCGGTCAACGCGAAGGTGCTGGCGTTCGCCGGCGCTGGAGGCGCGATGGTCTTCGCCTCGGTCGTTCACCATCCGCCGGCGCTAAAGCGATCATTCGAGGCTTCGTCGGTAGAAGAGATACGCCCGATCTTCGTCGCCGAGATCACGGAATTATTTGATTCGTTCCTTGGTGGCGAGGGGGCGGCGGCATGATCCAGCCAACCAGCACCGAGGCGATCTTCGAGGCGTTGATGACTTTGATCGGCGCGACGCAGCTCAACTCCGCGCCCGCGTTCGTTACCGTTTCGCGCCGCTTGCCGCCGCAACAGGCAATGGCGGGCGTACAGCAACCCGCCGCCTTCCTGCTCGAATCGAGCGAGATGGTTGCGGAGAAGGAACTCGGGCTTCCGGTCGAGGAGTTCAAATGTGCGTTGATCGTTCTCTTCAAGATTCCCGGCGATCTGAACACGATAGCGAGCACGGTAATGAACGCGCTCCGCGATGCGGTCGTGAACCAACTACGCCAGTGGACGCTCACGTCGGGCGCGCTACCGGCGATTCCGATGCAACCCGGCACGCGCCAGACTCTCGGCGGCCTGGTATACCATTGCCGTATTTCTGGCGAAGTTTTGAAGAATGAAGGCTTGTTGAATCAACAGGGAGCCATCGTGTTCCCTATCTCCATCCTCAGCGGACTGTAACGCCGGTCACCGGCAGAAAGAGGTATCACCATGCTTCAATTTGGATCAGGCGTACTCTGGGGAATCCCCACGATCGGCAACCTGGCAGCGAACGTAACCCCGCAGCGATTCGGCACGCTTCAGGATGTCTCCGTTGACATCTCGCAGAAGCTCGTCGAATTGATGGGCGCGAACAAAGGCCCGGACGACGTTGCGCCGTCGGACATGAAAGTGACCGGCAAAGCGGGCATCGGCAAACTCGACATCAACATCTACAACCAGCTTTTCTTCGCCAACTCCGTGACGACTTCGGCGACTGGATTCGTTCCCGACGAGCCGCACGCGGTTCCGGCGACGAGCGCGTACACGATTACCGTCGCAGGCTCCGCCACGTTCTCGAAGGATCTCGGCGTGCTCTATCAGGCGACCGTGGCGAACGGCTGGAACTCGACGCCGTTGAAGCGCATCCCAGGCGGGACGCCTTCGCTCGGCGAGTACACCGTCTCGGCGGGCGTCTACACATTCGCCGCAGCCGATGCCTCAGCCGCAGTGCTGATTAGCTACAACTACATCAGCAGCGACACGCTGGTGCCGGCGGAGGCGCAGACGATTCCCTCGACCACGCCGTACAAGTTGACCGTCGCTCACGGCGCAACATTCGTTGCCGATGAGTGCGTCGTCTACGCGTCCGGCCTGACGCCACTGACGGAGGTCTTCATCACGCCGACGGTGACGGGCACCTACGAGGTGAATACCGGAACCGGCGAGTACACCTTTGCCGCTGGCGATGAGGGCGTCGCGGTGCTGATCTCCTACACCTACCGAGCGGTAGGAACGGCGCAGACGTTGACGGTGACGAACCAGCTCCAGGGTTACGGCCCCGTCTTCGAGTTGTATCTCTTCGAGCCGTATCAGGGGCAGAACGGGATGCACCTCTACGCTTGCCGCTCGTCGAAGCTGACGCAGCCTCGGAAGCGCGACGGCTACCGCATCGACTCGTTCGAGTTCACCTCGTATCCGGACCCGGCGGGCAACTGGATCGACTACTTCCAAGCGACCTCGTAGTAGTCCGACGTTCAACTTCAACCGCGCCGCCGGACTTCATACTCTGGCGGCGCGAAGTTTTAGCACTATCGAACCGCTGTCAAGCGCAGCAGAAAGCCGGTAGATTATGGAGCAACTCAGCATCCACGGAGTACCCTGCAAGATCGTCACCATTCACGGCGTCGAGTACCGCCTCGGGCCTATCGCGGGCGAGGCTTGGCGCGCGTTGCCGAAAGATGCGACGCCGGACGAGACGGAGACGGCATGGGTCGCCGCATCGCTCGAAGCGGGACGGAACCCCGACGGCGCGGATAAGGCGTTCGTCGATTCCCTACCCGTCGTCGCGGTGCGCCGCAAGCTGTGGGGCGCCGTCCTTGAGGTGAACGAGATCAAGGTGGGGGAACCGGAGGCCGCGCCGGTGGCGGCGAAGAACGATTTGAACCCGGATACATCTACAGCGCGATAGCGACGGGCGTTGGCTACACCTTCGCCGAGATTGACCAGATGGTGCTACCTGAGATGATGGCGCTCTTCCGCTACTGGCGTGAGCATCCGCCGGTGCATTTGATGGTGGCCGCGTATCTCGGCGTCGGGTCGAAGGATGCGGCGGAGCCGACGGAGATTGAAGAGAAGTTAGCGGCGGCGGGCGAGGCGCGTCCGTTCGATTGTTTGCCGGTTGAGATACAGGCGGAGATTTTAGAAGCGAGGAAACGACGTGCCCAATGAGTTGATGGCGGAACTCGCAGTCGATACTTCCCAGTTCAAAGCTGGGATGAACGAGGCCGCGGCTTCTACCGAGTCCGCCAATGCGCGAATGAAGGCCGCGACCGAGGCGTACAACGTTGCCGCGAAGGGAACGGTCGAAGTCCAGGCCGCGCTCGGCGCTGCGTTCGATAAAGCTACGTTGGCGGGCGCGGACTATGTAACGGCGATGGAGGCCGCCGTCGCAGCGACACAGAATCTCGCGTCCGTTGAGACGGAAGAGACGGCGGTGATGGGCCGCGCAATCTCGGCGCGCATGGCGGGCAGCGCCGAACTTCGCGTACTCGAAGGCAATATGATGGGCTCAACGCGGGCGGCGTCGGCGTTCCTCTCGACGCTACCGGGCATCGGCGCGGCAATGCAGATTGCATTCCCGCTCTTTGGCGCGGCAGCCGTCGTGATGATTCTCGATCAGATGGTCAAGGGCATCGGGAACGTCATAACCGCATACCACGACCTCAGCGACGCGGCGCGTCAGACGGCAATCGATCAGGCTATCGCGGCATCGAACGGAGTCGAGACGGTCAAGGCAAACGTCGGCATCGCCGAAGGTGCGGCGCGCGCGATCAAATGGCTCAACCCATTCTCTAGCCAAACGGTCGGCGGTACGGATCAAAAAGTCGAGACGCTTGCCAGCGTTGACATGCAGAACGCGCGGCAGAACCAACTGCTCGCATCGCAGAGCCAACTCAACGAAGCGGGTCTAAAAGGCGCGGCTCTTGAGAAGCAAAAGCAGACGGACATCCAGACCGAGATAGGGCTGCGCGAGAAACAGATCAACGCCGTAAAGGATGTAGTTTATGCGAACGAATCTCTTATCAAAAACAAGGATTCTTCGCAGTCACAGGTGGAGTTCGCGCAGAAGCAGATTACCAGCGCCTTCGAACAAGTGAAGAGCCTGAATACGCAGATTGACGTTTTGACAAATCAGAAGGCGGCGGATGCGAAATCTGGCGCGGCGGACACGGCGCGTGCGGACAGAACCAAACCGTATAACCCGATGAAGGATTGGGTGCGGGACGCGGAGGCGCAGCGCAAGGCCGACGCCGAGATCCACACCATGCTGCAGAAGCAGTTCGAGGCGGACCTGCGGGCGCAGAACGAAGCCTACGACGCGGCGAGGCAGTCCGAACACAAGGCAAACGAGCTTGCGATCCGCGACCTCGAAGAGAAGCGCGCTGCGTTGCGCGCCGTGACCGAAGAGACGATACGCGGGGCCGAAGCGGACTATCAGCAGGCGACGCGCGAG